GCAATATAACATCTTTAGGTTATTTAGTGCATAGAATTAAAGAATATGTAAAAAATAAAAAAGTAAAGCTTGTAATGATTGATTACCTTCAATTAGTTAGTTCTAAAAATAAATCTGGTAATAGAGAGCAAGAAGTAAGTAAAGTAGCTAGAACATTAAAAAATCTAGCTAAAGAGCTAAATATTACTGTTATAGCATTAAGTCAGCTTAATAGAGGCGTAGGTATGCGCAATAACAGTAAACCAACATTATCTGATCTTAGAGAGTCAGGCGAAATAGAGCAAGCGGCAGATGTAGTTATGCTTATATATCGCCCTGAATATTACGGAATAGAATATAATGATAACGGAGAAGAGGCTAAAGGTACTGCTAACATTATTTTTGCAAAAGGCAGAAATATAGGAGTGGGAGAAATAACACTTAGCTTTAAAAGTGAAATAACAAAATTTATAGATTATGAAAAAGTTTAAAATAATAGGTAAATATCCTATTTTATCAACAATCGCAATTGGTTATATAATTTTTCTTGTAGGACCAATTCTATTTGCTTTAATTGTTGCAGGTATAATAGTATTGCCAATGTATTTAGCTGTTCAAATACTTGGTGATGTTGATTAAAATTGTATATTTGCCTTTATATGGGTAAGAAAGATAAAGGTATATCAAAGATAAAATCTATTGTTAGTGAGATTGCATATGATCTAGGAATAGACAAAAAACTTGTCAGACAAGTATTGCTTTTAACATTTAAAGAGCTTGCAGTAACTTTATTGCTAAAAGGTAAACCTGTAATGATAAGGAGATTTGTAAAATTTGTAGTAGCTGCTGCAGCTGTACGAAAAATTAAGAAAGACAAAACAAAAGAGAAAGTAAAATGAATTTAAACGATTTAAAGAAAGAAATACCATATAAGTGGCGTGTACAGTCTACTAAGTATGGTAAAACAACCTGTGTAGCGTATATAGACGCTAGAGACTGCATGGATATATTAGATGAAGTTTGTGGTCCAGAAAACTGGCAAAGTATTTTCTATGAAGAGAATGGATTATTATTCTGTAAAGTAGGTATTCTTTGTAATGATATTAGCACACAAGAATATAATTGGGTATGGAAGTCAGACACAGGATCAGAATCTAATGTAGAAAAAGATAAAGGCCATGTGTCAGATGCATTTAAACGTGCATGTGTAAAATGGGGTATAGGCAGATTCTTATATAGACTATCAATACAAACTTTAACTACAAAGCAATATAAAGGTAAAGACTATCCTTACGCACCAGAAAAAGATAAAATTATATTTGATGGTGATACATTAACTAAATATATTAATTGGAAAATCAAAAACAATAAATGATGACAAATGATTCTATAAGTACTTGGACTGACGAAACTCAAGAAAAAGAAAGCGAGACGTTTGAAGAAACGCGAGTTAAAGATAAGCATTATTTTGACGAAATGTATATTTTAAAACAAGATAATGAAAGATTAAGAAATAATAGCAAAGATATTAAACTACAATTAATAGAGGCTAGAGAAAAATTACAAAAAATATTAAAAATATTAAATAATGAGCACACTACCATTTAATTTAAACACAACAACAACAGGTAAGGCTAAGGGTGAAAAAGTAGAATACATTACACCTGGGGCTTATGAATGCAAAATTACAGGAATAACTACATCAGAGCAATTAGAAGACTACAAGGGATCTCCTTTTATAGATTATGCTGTTACAAGTAATGGTAAAGTAGGAAGATGTAGATTTTGGGCTGTAAAAGAAACAGATAAACCATCAACAAAAGAATGGAAAACAAAACAACTAAAAGACTTTTTAATTAATGCAGGCGTAAGAGATTTTAGTGATGACAGTAAGGCTATGAATGATGCTATAGGTAATTCTTTGATGGTTACATTTATTTCAGAAGAATATATAGGTAAAAATAGAGATAATGATGAGCCTGTAATTAGAACGTCTGTAAAATATAGATGGTCTGCAAAATCTGGAGGAAAATGCACATATAATGCTAATATGAATCAAGAATTAAATGAAGAAGAAATGTCTGAATTTAGTATGAAACATTCAGAATGGTCTAAAGCTAATAGTTCTATGAGTGCAACTTCTGACCATGAAGACATGCCGTTTTAAAGATATATAAATGAGAGAGATAACAAATCCCTAGAGTAAATGTAAGTGCGACAAGTCGTGGTAATTACCAAAGGGTGCAACTCTCACATTTTTATTATCTTTGTGGAATGGATACAATTTTTATAGCAGGAAATGTTCCTTCCTCAAAAAACAGTAAAGTATGGACAGGAAAATATTTAGTACATTCTAAAACTGTTAGAAATTATATAAGTAAAACCAAACAAGATTGGCTAGAAAATAAAGAAAAGTTTTTACAATTAATAAAAGATAAAGAAACGCCATACAACATAGAGTTTACATTTATAAGAAACAGTAGAAGAAAATTTGATTATATAAACCCATGCCAAACAGTACAAGATTTAATGGTACAATATGATTACATACAAGATGATAATTGTGATTATGTGTTACCGTCTTTTGGCAAGTATAAACACGACAAAGAAAACGCAGGTGTAATAATAAAAATATTATGAGTAAAGTAAAAAGAAAAGTAATACCATTTCGCGATCTAAATGAAAATCAAAAAAAAGAAATACTGTCTTACATAAGAAATGAAGAAATCTCTATAAAAAAAGCTTCTTTTATTTTTGATGTAACTGTGGATACTATTAACCGAATATTTTCACAAAAATATGGTAAAAGAACAGGTTATTCAGAAGAAAAAAGAAAAGAAAAATTAAGAGAGTATTGGAATAAAAGAAAATTTAATTAATAAATATGATCAAGAAAAAAGAAAAAATTAACATTATGGGTACCAAATATAAAGTTGAGGAACCTGTAGCAAAAACAATGAAAGCATTATCTGACGCTTTACACGCACATGAAGTGGCATTATTAACATGGGCTCACAAAACATATCATTGCAATTTAAAAAAAGCAGATTTAAAAATATTTAATAAAAGTTTTTATGAATATTGCATGAGAATACCTAATTCTAAAGATGTATTAGAAAGAATGAGGGAAATGGATAAAAAATATGAAGAAGATATAAAAAATCAAAAAGAAGAAGAAAAGAAAGAAATTAAAAAATCAAAATCAAAAAACAAAAAAGAGAAAGTTAAGGGAGCGAAAGAATAATTTATTACTTTTGTATAACTTTCTTACCGTGTTTGTTCATGGTTTTTGTTTTGATTGCATTGAGGCCCTCTTTCGGGAGGGTCTTAATGTCTTACAAACAATATGACATTAATAGAAAATCACAATTTAACGCACTCTAATTACTATAATGATAAAGATTATGTATCAAATAGTATACTAAATTATCTATCTAACAACTCTCCTGAGTATTGTAGATATATGATGGATAACCCACAGCCAGCTACATCAGCTATGAAATTTGGATCAGCATTACACATGAATGTTTTACAGCCAGAAGAATTTAACAAGCATTATGCTATTGCTCCTAAATTTGATAAAAGAACTAAACAGGGAAAGCAAGATGCTGCTGAATTTGCTAACAACAATATGTTTAAAACTGTATTGTCTGGAAAAGACTATGATCTAATAGAAATGCTAACTTTAAAACTTATGAAAGATAGCGATGCAAAAACTTTATTGACTAATGGATTAAAAGAACATATTATTGCATGGTATAACGAAGAATACGATATTAAATGCAGGGGTATGCTTGATGTATATAGACCAGATCAAAATATAATAGTAGACCTTAAAACTACACAAGATAGCTCATATAACGCATTTGCAAGCTCTGTAAGGAAGTTTAAGTACTATAAACAGGCTGCATTCTATATGGACGCCGTAAGGGCTCAAGAGTTTTATATTGTAGCAATAGAAAAAAATCCACCATTTAGCATCAATATAATAGAGCTTGGTGAAGACCTATTAGACAGGGGTAGAGAAATGTATAATAGAGAATTAGAAATTTACAAATATTGTATGGATAATGATTATTGGCCAAGTGAAGGTTTTGATTATTTGGATAAAAATTCAGAAAGAACTATACATA